GGAACAGGTGCAGTTGGTCTTGCGTCTATCGGTATTAATAATACACAAGGATTTAATGAAGTTAAAAGTATATTTGTTATGAATCCTGGTCAAAATTATACTTCTGAACCAACTGTTACAATATCTGATCCAGAAACACTTAGTGGTCTTGGAACTTATCATTTTAATGAAGTTGTTCAAGGTATGCGTTCAGGAACACAAGCAAGAGTTAAAAATTGGGATTTTGATACTGGTATTCTTAGAGTTGGTAATGTTGGTATCGGTACAACTACCACAGAGTTTATTGCTGGTGAAGATATCAAAGGACTCACCTCTGGTGCAATATTCAGTGTATCTGTATTTGATGATGAAGATACTAACGATAAATATAATGAAGGAGATATATTTGAGTCCGAAGCAGACTTAATAATAGACTTTTCTGAATCAAATCCATTTGGGAGTTTTTAATGACTTATCCAGCACCAGATAATATAGAATACGATCCTTGGTTTGATGATAAAGTAGAACCATCGACTCTATTAAGACCTACTAGAAAAGAAAAACTAATAACTATACATGAAGTGATGTATCAGTTATCTAGAGTAAGTCATAACTTGATAGGTGGTTCAGAATCATACATGTAAGGAAATGTTAGGTAATTATTTTTATCATCAAATAATAAGAAAAACAGTAATTGCGTTTGGCACATTGTTTAATGATATTCATGTGCAGCACGATGATGGTGCTGGAAATACTATATCTGATATCAAAGTACCAATCGCATATGGTCCAAGACAAAAGTTTTTAGCAAGAATTACACAACAAGCAGAATTAAATAAAGCAACTCAAATTACATTACCAAGAATGTCTTTTGAGATTACAAGTATTTCCTACGATTCTTCAAGAAAAGCAGGTATAACTCAAACTTTTAAAGCATTAGATAAAGAAGATGGTGATAAAATGAAAAAGGTATTCATGCCTGTTCCATATAATCTTGGATTTGATTTGAATATTTTAGTAAAGACTCAAGATGATGGATTACAAATATTAGAGCAGATATTACCTTTTTTTCAACCAGGTTTTAATATTTCAATTGATTTAGTTAGTTCAATTGGTGAAAAGAGAGACATACCAATGGTCTTGCAAAATATATCACAACAAGATGACTATGAAGGAGATTTTGTTACAAGAAGAGCATTAATATACACCTTATCATTCACAGCAAAAACATTTTTCTTCAATCACATTGCAAAAACTCCAGAGGGACTTATCAAAAAAGTTCAGTTGGATTACTATTCAGATACAAATACAAGAACAGCAAAACGTGTACAAAGATATACAGTTGTACCAAAACCAAAACAGGATTATAACGATGATGGTGTTATAGATACTGATGATACACCATTTATTGAACCAGGCGATGATTTTGGGTTCACAGAAACAAGCACATTTTTTGGAGATGGAAAAGAGTTCGCACCTAATAGAGGGGTAGATATCTAATGGCAAAAGGTTACGATTCATTGAATGATACTTTTAACACTGATGGTAGTGTTGAAGTTGATGCGATTGTAAAAGCAGATGAAGTAACCAAAGTAGATGAAGTTAAAAAAGATTATGATTATACAAGAGGTAATTTATATTCACTTATAGAAAAAGGACAAGAAGCAATTAATGGTATTATGGAAGTTGCAGGTGAAACTGCAAGTCCAAGAGCATATGAAGTTGCTGGACAACTTATCAAATCAGTTGCAGATACGACTGATAAATTGGCAGATTTACATAAGAAAGTAAAAGATATAGAAGCAGATAATCCAAAAACTCAAAATACTGTTACGAACAACGCACTCTTTGTTGGTTCTACAAGTGAACTATCAAAGATGTTAAAAGACGGATTGCTAAATAATAATAGCTCTGAATAGTCTGTATAATGGGAAAGACTTCCTGTAAAAAAGGAGAATACTATTGCAACACTGATAAAAAGTGTAAACCAATTCCAGATGGTTATGAAGTTCGTGAAGACGGATTTTTAGTCAAAGAAGGTTGGTCAGATAAGTATAAAAAGTCTATAGATTGTGATAACCCAAAAGGTTTTAGTCAGAAAGCACATTGTGCAGGTAAAAAGAAAAAAATGACAGAGGAATCAAATCCTCGCATTGCCCGTAAAAAAGGTCAACCTGCTAAATCAAAAAAACATTCTGATTTATACACAGATGAAGATCCTAAAGGAACTATTCATGGACTTGGTTTCAAGGATGTCGCTACAGCGAAAGCGAGCGTGGCAAAAATTAGGAAATCAGGTCGATCACATGCTCATAAAATTCAAGCAGCAATTGCTATGGAGCAAAGAGCAAGAGTGATGGGTAAAACCTCTGAAGCAGCAGTCTATAGAAAGTTTATCAACTCAATGAAAAAGAAAACCAAAGCGATGAATGAAGAAAAGCATGGTGATCACGAATATGAAATGATTCGTCGTCAAACTGATAATATTATTGTCGCTGCAAGAAAAATTAAAAAAGAAGTTGGTAAAGGTGAGGGTGAAGTCAAAGCTTGGGTTCAATCAAAAATAACTAAAGCAGCAGATTATATTGATACTGCAGCCGATTACATGACTGATAAAGAAGAGGTAAAAGAGGGAACACTACGTTCTTGGTTTAAAGGTTCTAAATCAAAGGATGGTAAAGGTGGATGGGTAAACGTAAAAACAGGTGGCACCTGTGCAAGTGATGAACCAGGTGAGGGAGTACCAAAGTGTGTATCTCGTTCTAAATATGATAGTATGAGTAAGAAAGAAAGAGAATCAGCACATCGTAGAAAAAGAGCAGCAGATCCTAACCAGCAATCAAAAACTGGTGCTGCAAAACCAACTTATGTTGCAACTGACAAACCAAAGAAAAAGAAAATGAAAGAAGAATTTATTTCACTACCTCTTCAATTAGAGATTCCACAAAACGATGGTGAATTTAGATTAGGTCTAATGTTCCGTGAAAGTTTGGAACAAGACAGAGGTATGTTATTCATATTTGAAAGTAATGATTATTGGACTTTCCATATGAGAAATACTTCTATTCCACTTGATATTGCTTTTTTAAATGAGGATGGAACTATTGAAAGTATTCAAAAATTAGAACCATACAACCCCATACCTGTTGCACCAACTAGTAAAATAAGATATGCAGTCGAAGTAAATCGTGGTTGGTTTGAAGAGAATGATGTAAATGTAGGAGATGCATTATTAGAAGAGGCAGAAGAATTAAACGAAGTTAAAGATAAGAAAGGTAAGGGCAGTGGTACAAAAGATGCTTGTTATTACAAAGTTAAGTCAAGATATTCTGTTTGGCCAAGTGCATATGCATCAGGTGCATTAGTTAAGTGTCGTAAAGTAGGTGCTGCTAACTGGGGTAATAAATCAGAGTCAGTTGAACTAGGAGAAGGTCAAAAGTGTTGGAAGGGATATGAAAAGAAAGGCACTAAGAAGATGTTTGGTAAAACATATAATAACTGTGTCAAGAAAGAGGAGTTCTCAGACTGGAGATCTGAAATTGAAGAGGGAGCTGCTTGGACAAAAAAGTCTGGTAAGAACCCTTCAGGAGGATTGAATGAGAAGGGTCGTAAGTCTTATGAAAGAGAAAATCCTGGTTCTGATTTAAAAGCACCTAGTAAAAAGAAAGGTAATAAGAGAAGAAAGTCATTTTGTGCTAGAATGAAAGGTATGAAGAAGAAACTTACAAGTGCAAAAACTGCAAGAGATCCAGACTCAAGAATTAATAAGTCATTAAGAGCCTGGAACTGCTGATAAGTTATGAATGATAATGTATACCTTGGTAATCCTAATTTAAAAAAAGCAAACACTCCTCATGAATTTACAGAGGAGCAGGTCATTGAATTTATCAAATGTAAGAATGATCCTGTTTATTTTGCAAAAAATTATATTAAGATTGTCTCTCTAGATGAAGGATTAACTCAATTTCATCCTTACTCTTTCCAAGAAACTTTAATTAAAAGATTTCATGAAAACCGTTTCAACATATGTAAGATGCCTCGGCAGACAGGTAAATCTACTACATCTGTATCATATCTTTTACATTATGCTGTTTTCAATGATAGTACAAACATTGGTATCCTTGCAAACAAAGCAGCAACTGCCCGTGATTTATTAGGTAGATTACAGACTGCATATGAGAACTTGCCTAAATGGATGCAACAGGGTATAATATCTTGGAATAAAGGATCACTGGAGTTAGAAAATGGATCTAAAATCTTGGCTGCGTCTACCTCTGCTAGTGCAGTCAGAGGTATGTCTTTCAACATTCTTTTTCTGGACGAGTTTGCCTTTGTGCCTAATCATATTGCTGAGTCATTCTTTGCCTCAGTATATCCTACTATCACTTCTGGTAAAAACACCAAAGTCATAATGGTATCTACCCCTCACGGGATGAACCACTTTTACAGATATTGGCACGATGCAGAGAGAGGAAAGAATGAATATGTCCCAACAGATGTTCACTGGTCTGAAGTACCAGGCAGAGATGATGTCTGGAAAGAGCAAACAATAGCAAACACATCAGAACAACAATTCAAAGTTGAGTTTGAATGTGAGTTCTTAGGATCAATCAATACTTTGATTGCACCTTCCATATTGAGAAATATGGTGTATGAAACACCAATTACTAAAAATGCTGGATTAGATATTTACGAAAAACCAGAAAAAGAACATAATTACATAGTTACAGTTGACGTTGCAAGAGGACTTGGTAACGATTACTCTGCATTCATAGTGTTTGATGTAACTCAGTTCCCATACAAGGTAGTAGCAAAATATCGAAATAACGAAGTTAAACCAATGTTGTTTCCAAATATTATACTTGATGTTGCAAAAGGATATAATAATGCTTACATATTAGTTGAAGTAAATGACATAGGAGAAGCGGTGTCTGCTAGTTTATTCTATGATTTAGAATATGAAAATGTATTAATGTGTGCTATGCGTGGTAGAGCAGGGCAAATAGTTGGACAGGGATTCTCAGGTAACAAAGTCCAGATGGGTGTAAAAATGAGTAAGACTGTCAAAGCACAAGGATGCTCTAACCTCAAGACACTGATAGAAGATGACAAGTTGCTTGTTAAGGATTACAACATTGTATCAGAGTTGACTACATTCATACAAGTTAAACAAAGTTTTGAGGCAGATGAAGGATATAATGATGACCTTGTAATGTGTTTAGTTATCTTTGCATGGTTAGTTCAGCAAGAATATTTCAAAGAGATGACCGATCAGGACATCAGAAGACGTATATATGAAGAGCAAAAGAATGCTATTGAACAAGACATGGCACCATTTGGTTTCATAGATGATGGACTAGAGCAAGAACAAGAAATAGACAGTCAAGGTAATATATGGAGGATTGATATGAATGAAGAAAACCAAGAAAAATGGAAGTTAGATGAGTATGGTGACATGGCAAGTCTGTGGGAGTATCGCTAAAACACAAGTTTTTCTAAATAATATTAGACAAAAATTGTTATTACATCAGGAGTAAATACATGGCAAGCACGCTCTTATCGCCAGGAGTTGAGATTCAAGAGAGAGATCTGACTATTGGTTCGATTGAGACGGTTGAAGTTAACGTAGGAGCAATAGCGGGTGCCTTCGCAAAAGGACCTGTTCTTAAACCAGTTCGTATATCATCCGAAGCTCAACTTATTGAACAGTTCGGAGAACCATCCGAAGGTAATGCAACTACATGGTGGACTGCAGCAAGTTTTCTACAGTATGGTGGAGTCCTAGATGTTGTTCGTGTAGCAACAAGTGGTCAACTTACAGCATCAGATGATAACGTAACATCTCCATATACACTTTCTATTCCAACAATAGAAGTATATGAATCAACTTATGCGGGTGCTACAGCAAACCCATTCAAATGGGCAGCAAGAAATCCTGGCAGTGAATCAAATGCAATCAAAGTTGCAATCATTGACAAAGGTGCTGATGTCACTCTTACTTTAAATGGTGCTCTCTCTGTTTCTACAATAGGAACTCAAGTTGTTACAGCAGCTGCTTCTCCTGGTGGATCTAAGTCTGGATACATTTACGACTGGGATTCATCAACAAACAAAGTCTCTTTAATTACTTCTGATACTTGGGACACTACTGACGTTG